AAATGGTCAGGCTTTACTAATCAACACTGGTCTAAGTGATATCAAAAGCGATGATAATGTTCAACTGAATCTTGGCTCTGCTGCCGAATACCAGCAATACAAGCGACAATCAGGTAGAGAGCAATGGGTAGACAAAGCCAAGGCCATAACTAATCTCCTGCCAGAGGGAGGCGTAGTATTCGTTAGAGACACCGTTCATGAAGTTGTGGCGGCTACATTAGCCAAACATAACATATCCATGGTGCACAGAATACCTGAAAGTGACATGACAGCATTAGCCAAGTTACTCAACACTACTATCGCTCACACTACAGAAGACCTACAAGAGGCGGTAAAATGCGACGCAGAGTGCAAGACTATTGGTGATATGAAGTATGTCGTAGTCAAGGGTGAAGGAGAAGTCACTACGCTTATTCTAAGAGGCGCTACTAAGCAAACTCTTGACGAGACTGAGCGTGGATTTGAAGATGCTCTTGGTGTAGTTTGCTTGGCTTACAACAGCGACTCAGTTGTCTACGGCGGAGGCTCTGCTTATCTCAATGCAGCATTGCACTTACGCTCAAGGGCTGCGGAAGCAGGCGGTAGAGAGCAAATGGCTATCGACGCATTTGCTGACGCATTGGAGTCTATACCGGCTACGATTGCAGAAAATGCAGGTCATGACCCACTTGACACTATACTGACACTAAGAAATGAACACAAGGCGGGTAACACTGACAGTGGTCCAGATATAGAAAACGGCGGTGCTTGTTCGATGAAAGAGCAAGATGTCTTCGAGCCACTTGATTTAGTCAAGCAGGCTATTCAATCGGCCAGTGAAGTTACAATCAGTATACTACGAATCGACGACATCATCGGAAAGCGTGGCGAGTGACATGAGACTATGTTCAAAAAGAGGCTGTTTTAATCTAGCCCATCGAGGATTTAGATACTGCTTAGCGTGTCTCCGTGGAAAAGATGAAGAAGAGTAACTACCTTCCTAACTTCTCAGCCATTTTGCCAAGATAGCGGGAGAATCTGCCGCCAGCCTTTCTTGATATAGGCTCAGCCTTACGCTTACGGACACCCTTGAATCCGAGTTGCCCGTGAAAGCGTATGTAGTCGCAGAAAGAGCACTGGTGTAGAACTACAGGCTCACCTGATACATAGCAACCCGATATCGACAAAGGTAGAGAAATGCGATTACAGTTCTCGCACCTTTGTTTAAGCATGTCAATTAGTCTACCCATCAACTCACCGTATGCAAGTCTAGTTTATGCCAATCAGCACCGTCATAGACAACCTTAGCATACTGATTGATTGCTACATTGACATTTATCTTAGTACCGCTACTGTGTCCACCAACAGTAGAGTCAAAGTGTAAGGTGTGACTTCCAGCCTTGTGATATACTTCAACAACATGACCTCTTGGAAAATCACCTGTAGGATTTATTTTTCTAGCAGCGTCAGTAGTAACTATCCATATATTACCTTGGTCAAAGTTGAATGTGACATCCGCACTGGTTGTCACTACTTCTAATCTATTTGGCCCCAATACATGGGTATCTGTTGAAGGAGTGGCTTGTAGATTTCTTGGATTTGCTGCGTATATCAGCCCATGTCGATTACCCGCTACATCAGCAGTGTGACTCTGCCATATAGCGCCAAAAGTGCTACCAGCAAAGTCTCCGTTTTCTGGCGAAGTGAAGAAACCGTCTAGGTCAGCAGCGGAATTGATAGAATTAGCGGGATAAACTGTGTTGCCATTCTCCGCCTTTGTCATAGGTGTCAAAAAGTTAACAGTGTTATCCAAAAATGTTCTACGGTCAAAGATGATTGGGTCATTACCTAAGACACCACTAGTACTTATCGTATACCTAAGTACTGCTAAAACTGTACTTTGGTGATTAGAATCGGTGTTGGCTGTTATACTAGGGTCAGACAAGAATCGGTTAGGTATTAAGGGAGTACCTTCTGATGCTACGACTGGTGTACCCATTTCGTACATGACATTGTCTTTGGGTGAACCGTTACCTACCAAGTATATTACAACGAATACTTCTGAGTTAGAAGACGGGTTGCTTGGTAAATCGCCAGAAAAATTGGAGTCTGTCTTGACAGTAAAACTGACAGTGCTTGATGGACCTCCTGCAAACTTATACATGATACCATCTATTTTGCAGTAACCTCCGTTGACTGTAATCAAGCCTGCGTTACCCGCTGTGATGTAACCGGGAGTACCAGATACCACGCTGTTTCTAAGCGAATGACCTTTAGCACCGTCACTTAGTCTCAAGATACCGTTACCGTGTAACCCTTCGTATAGATTAGTGAGACTAGGACTAGTAAGCCCGTCTCCGTCTCTGAGTCCTTGTGAATTAGCCCCGTAACCTGTTGCGCTTGTATGTCCTGCTTTTGGATTAGTCATTGTCCCACCTCGATGATTGCTGTGAATTTTATTTCATTATTACTAGTCTTTTCAATTGAGTTGTAAGTGTATCTACAGAAGTCAGTAGTATCCGTATCATCGCTCGGATTCTTGTACCTAATTACTACCTCTCTCAAAGGTAGCGTGAAACTAACATCTAATGACAGTTTTGCTTCGACTGACAAGGTGTTGTCGTCTATTACTTTGACATCTGGCTTGACAACGACTGCTGGTCTACCTATACCACCGTCTTGCTGAGTAGCAACAGTACCGTCAAAGCCGAACACCACTTCGTTAATTCTTGCTCTAAGTGTATCTATCAAAAATCTAGTTCCTTCATCTAATAATGGCATATCAACCTCTCCTGTTTTTCAAGTATCTACTTTGCACTGTGCCCAACTTGAGATGAGCGTTCTTTGATTCTGGAACAGTATCTGACCTTATCAGTAGTTCTTCGTTGTCTAGTACTGGATGAACACTTCTTGATTTAATAACGACAGTGTTTGTCAAAACTCCGGCTAGATGAATATGACCTAATTTGTTACCGCTAGATGTGTAGACTGGTTGGTTGTCGGTAGCAAATACAGAAGTAGCGCTTACTCCGTCTACTGTAAATGAGGTCGTACCTATAGCGTGACCACCACTGTTGTCAATCAGTACACCCGTACTTTGGAGTACACGACCCCCATGTATAGTGTCTCTGTCGGGCTGACCAAGGTTGAACCCTACACCCCTGTTGTTATCGACTCTTTCTGCTATCTCCCAACTGATTTTGACTTTGAAACCAAAAGCAGTGCTAAACTCTTCTACGCTAAACTGCCTGTTTCTGTCAAAGTCATCTTCTGATGTGTTGCTTATGTCAACTTCTTGAAATTTCTGCAATACATCTTCAAGTGTCCCGTCAACTGAATTGATATGCAAGTCCGATTTACGGTTTATTAAATCATAATTACCACTTAGTACAATTTGTTTGTTATTGTCAGTCCTTGATTGGTAACTAACTAAATCTCCGGGCTGTATATGAGAGCCCTCTAAAACATCTACCAATATTTTAGAATCATTAGCCTTTTTTGACATTCTAAGCATGTTTTGACCTATTCTTCTAGCACTAGCCTTGGTCAAAGCAGTAGGTGCGTAAATACCACCGGGTACTTCGTTAACAGAGTCGCCTTGAGTGCCAAAATCGTCGACTTGTACAACATTTTTATCATTGTTAGCCCTAGATTTGCCTCTAACTACTACTCTGTTGGGTAAAGCGCTATTATTGTTCTCTGATGTGCCCCCAGACACCCTGTTTTCAGTCAAAAGATGCTCTCTTTCTATCTGAGTTTGAGGGGAATAGACCAGATTACCGAACCTATCGCTTCTTGGTGAGTAAAAGTCATGCTTGGCCAAGAATCTGATGGCAGTGAGTGAGTCGATGCCATAGAAATCTTGAGCGACGAATGTACCGCTTGGTCTTTTTACCTTCAAACCGTTGATTGAACTCTGTGAAGTATTACCCAACTTGATTGCTAGGTCAGAAGTTCGCAAACCCACACCTACTTTCTGAGCAAAACGGATAGTTTTGTCTGTAAAGCCGATATCGTGTAATTTTCTACCCTTCAAGTTCTCTATTCCGTACCTATTACCCTTAGTTGATGTCTTGATTTCGGACATAACTAATGCTTGAGTATGGTTCTCACTACCAACGGCCAGCGCAGGCAGAGTGCTAGTAGTGGTCACTTTGTCACCATCATAAAACAAAGAGCCCTCATAGGTCATACTGTCTGTCGGATTGTGAAGCAAACGGATAGTATCTTCTTCCTCGATGAGTTTGTATCTACGCTCAGGCGTAGGTATGAAGTCTGTTTTGGTAGGTTTGTTAGCCGCAAAGCCAGCCTTGACTTTGGTGTATTGAGCATGACGAACAGCATTGTCGACAAAGCGTGGCTTACGAATCTTCTTCATCACAGTGTTCTGAGCAGCGTCTGCTCGACCTGTTGCGAGATTCTTACCTAGCGCCATGTTCACTCCCCACTATGGTCTCCTGTATTATAAGATGCATCCCCTTTGCTACCCTTTGGATGTAGCGTCTGGCTGTGCCTCGGTTGAACACTGTAATCACCCTCGTCATCATCTATAGAACGACGACTTGCGTCGGCTCTGAAGTGCTCAAGAGTGTTTTCTGACATGACCATTCTGGCCACTGGGCTGGTAATATCTGACTTGTCGTAACCTGTGACATCGACACCGGGTATGTTCGGCCCTTGACTGACAGGTACAGTTGTACTGGTCGCTGGGTCTACTGTATAGACAGGTGCGTAAGGCGGATTACTCGGAGTACCTGTACGAGCGCCCGGTGCATCACTAGTGAACATACCATACTTACCGCCAGCAGTAGCCCTGTAGAAGTTTGAGTTCTCTTGAGGACTGCTGCCTTTCAGTGCTACATAAGACCTGAACATCTGACTGTGCTTGAAGTCAAGTCCAAAGGCTGGTCTGTACAAGAATTGTATGTTGCTGTCAGAGTTATTTATGTTCTGAGATATAGGGTCGTGGTCATCATCT